CATGATCCGGGTGATACTTGAACTTTCTTTTTAGGTAACTCATATCTTCAATGTCGACATAAGGAGTCATCTGCCCATTCTTGCTTGCTGGGGTTAATCCTAAACCATAATGGTCTTCACAAAATTGCTTATAAAACAAATTGTTGAACCACGTGTGATCGGGAGAAACTTTGATGAGAAAATCATCACCATAAACAACTGGGCGACAGTTCGAGAAAAAATCAACAAACCGTCCGAACTTCTCATAACTTCCACAATACCAGGCATACATAATCAAAACCAAATTTGCCAGAGAATTGTCTTCAGCGGTTGCATACATTCCTGAAGGTTGCAACCCTGGGATGACGAAAACGTCCTTGAGAACTTCAATCTTTGGAAATAGTGCATCTGTTATCACACCATTCAAAAACTGTACTGTATTGTCGTTATATCCTTTCTGCATTAGAACATTGACGATAATCTCATTAACGGCTCTCTTGACATCAAAAGGCATTTTCAAATCATAGCGCGAGTAATCACCTTCCATGATGTTGCCCCCCACCATAGCTTCGTAAATCTTGTGACCTTCACGATGCATATCGATACCAATTGAACAACCAAACAATTCGTTCTTCTCAACCATGCAGGTGTAGAAGGGTGCCAGCATTTGTCGCCGAGTAAGCAAATCCTCGATGGCTGCGACATAAAACATTCTAGTCCCTCCTTTTTTATTCTTCTCTGCATCTCTCGGCTCGTCTTTCAGAGCTACCTTGAATGAACTGCCAATCGAAACATTACTCCTCCAATGAGCATATTTTGCATTGACAACATCCTTGATCCGTTGAGTGGGAACGCGAGTCTTCAAATCCAATTCCACGAAATGATCCTTCTTCTTGCCGGTGAAGCCAGGTCCGATTGACGTGGACATAGCTATTCTTCTAAGAAAAATATCTTTTTCATGACCATTAACTGTGACATCTAAAGTCAAGGGCTTCAACTCTCTATCACCAATTCCATCACAAATTCTCTTAGTCAACTCGTTAACAACTCTCCGCAATATGCGTGGATTCAAGCACTTCTTCTTCTCGCACATCTTCTTGACACCAATGTTGTACGGGTTGAAATATTCACGTTTGCCTTCTGAATTGACAGCCGTGAAAGCTTGCATGGGTGGAGGTCCGAAGACAGTGGTAGGTTCAAAATTCAACTTGTCCTTGAACAAATCCTTGACTCTACACGCTATCCTCGTAGTGCGAACACGTGACTTACCGTTTGCTCCGATGACACCTGGTGCCTTGCCGAAGTATTCAGCATATGGCAATGATTCGTATCTGAACATCGACTTGGGATGGGGATCCTCGTACTCAACTTCAGTTGTTATCAACGACAGAACAGTACCAGGTACGGTGAAAAGCACTTCCTTGACCATGGTTAGAACTTCTTTCGTGACAATCTGAGCATAGCCGCAACCGTCTCCTCCTGCTGCATGAATTCCCATCACTCCTGAACCACCGCCATAGGCTACTGTGACTGGTAATCCACACATGCCGATTTTGTGATCTGGCCACTTGTACACAAAACCTTGAGAAATGACAGCTTTGCTCTTACCATCTCGAGATTGCGATTCCTTCCTACCACAGGTAGTTCCCGTGGATTCGTAAGAATTGATTCTACAAGAAGCAACTCGCAATTTTGATTTAGATGACACAAAACAATCGACAATGTCCGTAAATCTCTTTCCAGTAGCAATTAACACTGCGTCGCCTTCAAGATCAATCCAAACCTTTCCTTCTGTTTCAGGACAAAAATCGACCGAAAGGGATGAGCAAGCTCTATCCAAATCGCACGAC